AGATAATTACACCGACTTTAAAGCCTATGCTAAAGAAATGCGCAAGTTTAGTAAATGGTACGAGTCGGATAGTCCGTTTTGGGACGACTTTGATAACAACTTAGAAAATATTAATCAGTTAGACTTTTATGGCGGCGAGCCGTTTATGAGTGAAAAAATGTGGGGCACTTTAAGAAAAGCAGTTGAACTTGATTATGCAAAAAATATCGAATTACATTATGCAACAAACTGTACAAAATGGCCTGATGATGTTGAAATACTTAAAGAGTTTAGACATCTAAATTTAAACTTTAGTATTGATGGAGTACACGACGGATTCAACTATATGAGATATCCCGGCGATTGGGGCGAAGCAGAAGTAACTCTAAATAAAGCAAGAGAATTTGCAAAAACTCATCCAGATATACATATGAGTTGGATTATCACATTGAGTACTATTAACATTCATAACTTACCTGAAATAATTGCAGAGTACGAAGAAAAATATAGCGACTTTGGTATTTTCTTAAACTTAGTACATAGTCCTAAATATTATAACATTAATATTTTACCTGACGGTATTAAAGAAGGAGTTATTGAAAAAATAGAATCAATTCCTAAAGACTCGTTTGTTTGGACAAACTATTTGCCAGGAGTAATTCAATATATTAAAAATGGCACTCCGAATATTGGCTTATGGAAACAAGCAATGAGAGAAATAAAATGGCAAGATACTTATAGAGAACAATCGTTTAAAGATGTGTATCCAGAATATCATCAGTTAATACAGGATGTTTCTAAATGATTAATTCTTTTTTCACTTGGGAAAAGTTATCACAAATGCATATCGAATTAACAAATTCGTGTAATGCGGCCTGTCCAATGTGTACACGATTTTTTGGTAATAGTCCGTTAATTAGACCCGACCTTGAATTAGGACAGATTACTTTAGATAAATTTAAAAAGTATTTTCCTAAAGAAGTAATGGATAAAATGGAAGTAATACTATTTTGTGGCGTACACGGTGATCCCTGTGTTGCAAGAGATGTTTATGAAATTTGTGAATATATTGCCGAAACAAATCCTAATACTTGTGTAAGAATGAATACAAATGGCGGAATGCGTAATACAGAATTTTGGTCTAAACTAGGTAAACTTTTTGCAAGTAAAGAAAATGGTCCATGGTCTTGGAGAATTACTTTTAGTATTGACGGATTAAAAGATACTAATCATTTATATAGGCGTAACGTTGTTTGGGATAAGTTATATGCAAATGTAAAGGCGTATTTAGATACAGGAGCTCAAGCTGAATGGGATTTCTTAATATTTAAACATAACGAACATCAACTACAAGAAGCAAAAGACTTATCAGAAGAACTAGGATTTTATGCATTTGTGCCTAAAAAAGCATTAGGTGTAGACGATGGCGGATCTTTACGAAAGATGCCCGCAGTATCAAGGACGGGCGATCTTGAATATTACATTGAGGCTCCTGTTGATCCAAAAAATAGAAATATTGAAACTCCTATAGGCGAAGAAAAAACAGGCCATTGGCAGTTTGATCCAGAAGATTATAAGCGTTTTAGAAAAAATAGAGAAACGCATAATAATTATCAGCACATGATAGATAATGCATATAATGTACTTGCTAAAGAAGACAACACACAATTAGATAGTGCAACAATTAAATGTAAAGCAAAAACACGACAAGAAGGTATTGAGATTTTTGTTGATAATTTTGGAAGAGTAATGCCGTGCTGCTACGCAGGCACTCATTTAGTTGGAACACACGGTGACGGTCAAAGTTTACAGTTGCATTATGAAACACAAAAATACGGATGGGAAAAATTTGATCTTGAATTGCATTCTTTAAAAGACATAATGCAGCAAGGTCATTTAGATAGGTTATATACCGACTCGTGGTCAAAACCTAGTTGCGGCGATGGTAAAATGGCATACTGTGCAAATATCTGCGGTACTTACAGTAGAGTAGATAGAATTTGGACACACGAAGATATGACAGATAAATCCCGTAATTGGCGAAAACCAGCGACTCATGAATAAAGATACTTTTTGCGCACTTCCATTTACTGAAATTTTTTTATACCCAAATGGGGATATAAAACCTTGCTGTTCAGCAGTCATGTCTCTTGGAAATTTAAATACTAATAACATACAAGATATACTACAATCCGATACTGCTAAAGATGTTAGACAACATATTCTTGACGGTAAATGGCATCCATTATGCGAACAATGCGAACGTCAGGAGCAGCAAGGAGTTAGGTCTGAAAGACAGCCTGAATATAGTAATGTACTTAGGGACTTAGAATTAACAAATTCAACTTTTAAACTAGAAAGACTTGATTTAAGATGGAGTAATACTTGTAATCTAAGTTGTGTTTATTGTTATGAAGGCTTTAGTAGTAAGTGGGCAAGTATTAAAGGCATTCCGATTAATGATGTTAAGAAAACTGGTGAAGAAAGTTTATTAGAACTTATTAAAGAAAATACAGAGTCAGTTAGTACAGTTATGTTATTAGGAGGTGAACCTCTTTTACAAAAACAAAACTCAATTCTAATTGATATATTACCTAATGTCAATTTTTATTGTTTAACTAATCTATCAGTACCGATGAAAACTAATAAAATTGCACAAAAATTAATGGAAAGAGGATCGTGGTCACAATTTGGTGTTAGTATAGAAACTGTCGGAGATCGATTTGAATATGTAAGACGTAATGCTTCCTGGGACCTGTTTACAGATAATGTAAAATATTTTAACGAAATAGGCAAACCGTTAGAGGCACACTCTTTATACTCTATATATTCTGCATTTAATTTAGTTGAATTTTATGATTTTATATTAGAACATAAGTTTCTTAATATATTTTGGAACTTGTTGGAAAGTGCAGGCGAAAACAGCAAAGCAAGTGTATTTAGATTACCTAAAAAACTTAAAGATAAAGCAATACAGGAAATTGATCGCTGCGCTGAAAAATACAAAGGCGAAATTGGGATACACCATTTAGAAGGTTATAAAAATAATTTAGTAAATCAAATAGATAATGAATCTACAACAGAATATCACTTAAATGAAATTAAATCATTAGAGCTACTGCAACCATATAATAAAACATTCTCGGATGTTTGGCCTAAGTTATATAAAGGTTTAGTAAAATGTTAGTTTATTGTAATGGTGATAGTTTTACAGCCGGAATAAGTCTTTACGATTATGTTTTACCTAAATATCTAGGACCAATGACTAAAAAACAAATTAGTAATTCTAGTAAAAATATTAAATATTTTCAAAAAGTAAAAGATATGTATGATTGCAAGTATGTAGATTACAAATCTATAAAAACTATCAATAATACTAACCTTGAATTTTTTGATGATAAACGCCTCGGAGCAGTACAATACAGTGATGTAAAACATATTTTAGAAAAACAATTAGCATACCCTGCACAACTAGAAAAAGTTGATAAAACTATAAAAACAATCAATGCTGCAATTGCAGGAGCAAGTATTACAGGCATAATATATAGGACTATAATAGACTTATTAGATTTTAAAGCAGCAGGACAGAAAATACATAGAGTAGTTATACAACTTACTTCCGCAAGTCGAGGTGAATTTTTTTCATCAATCGGGCAAAACTTAATGACAGACAGGCCACTCACACATTTTAATGATCCTGATCACCGTAGAATATCAAAACTTGTTGCAATAACACATACTGACGAAGATTTTATGATAAAGTACCTTTATACTGTTAGTATGTTAAAAGAAGTTTGTCTAAGCATAACTGGTAAATTACCTGTAATAATTGATTCCTATAACGGAACATTTTTTGATCCTGTTGTAAAGAGATTAGACAACACAATTAAAAACGATAATCCTAGCGAGTACAATCAATTTGAAAAAATATTAGAACATTCTATGTACAATATTTGGAATAATAACTTTATGAAGAACATTGCTGATACAGTTAAAAGACCTTTAGAACACGATGAACATTATGCATTAACAGTTCATAAAAAAGCCGCAGCAGAATTGGTTGAGTTATTATGAAAATTTGGGCATATGGAGACAGCTTTGTGGCAGGTGATCAGGATATAAAAGGCAGAGTTGATGCTATACCAGAATACCAAGACTATAATAGATACAATGTTAGCTTTTCGTCAGTTCTTGCAAAAAAATTAAATTGTGAGTTAACAAACAGAGCTGTAAGCGGATGTAGTAATTTTTCTCAAATAGATAAACTTATTGAAGATTCGAAACATATTGAGTCTGATGATATTGTATTGTTTGGTATTACTAGTTTTTATAGAGATAGGCCAAAAATATCTGTATACTTTAAAGATTTAATACCTAAAACACAAGGACCGGCTCTAGGCGATAGAGAGTTATTACTTAATGGTGATCTTGCAGTAATTGGGTCGTATGATATTTTTTATACTCTAAGTATTATTGACTCTATTGAAAAAATAAAAAATATTAAGATTATAAAATTTAATGCATTTCATAATTTTATGGATGACTGTAATATAAAACATTTAATGAAGTTTAATAATTTTATAAGTTTACATCAACCGTCAAATACGTTGATAAATTTATTAGATAATACTTGGGGAAAGATTGATGGAACAAATTTTGTAGATCACAGTAAATGGTCTCCTCCGGAAAAGTATCGAGAGAATTTTACAAGACAATCTCATCCTAGTATAATAGGACATAAAAAAATAGCAAATTGGCTATACAAGGTATTGAAACATGATTATAACTATTCCATATAACTGGTGCAAAGGTTTAGGTACACAAATCAGTGTAATAAGCGCCATTGCCGATTCTAAGTATACTACAATTAAGTTTTTAGAAAAAACAGATGAATACAAAAATTTTAAATTTTTTGTAGAGTATTATAATTTAGATTTAGAAATCGTATTAGATAAGCCTACCGACGACGATCAACAAATATTCTTCGATGACTTTTCAAAATTATTTTCACCCTATGTAAACAAAGCTACTGATTATAAAAATAATAAGTATATATGTATCAGTATGTATCAAGATCTAACACAATGCTTATTTGATAGTGAAATTATACAATATCCGTACAATAAAATGTATACAATAGATCAATACTCGAAAATTTTTGAAATTGTACGGCAAAATGGGTATGATGTAATAACAATGGATTCTAAAGATATTACAATACCTGAAAAGTTAGAATTATTATCAAATTGCCGAGCAGTTATAGGATATGAAGGCGGCATAGCACATCTTTGTCATACATTAGGATTGCCTTTTATAATGCTTCCGTGGCGAGCGTTAAATACAAAACACCCAAGTTTATTAGAACTTTTACATCTAGATAAAAAAACGTATTTTTTAAAAAGTTTAAAAGAATTATTATGGATGGATACTGAAGAATTTTCCAATATATTAGAGCAGTTAGATAATAATAATGGAAACAATACATTGATGGGCACACGGTTTAATAAAGAAGAATGGAAAGCTCACGAACTACCTATAAGTTCGGATGAATATAATTTTTTTCCAAGACATAATAAATTAGGCGGAATATATAATATATAATATAAAGGAAATAGATCTTGGATAACGAAATTGGTGATTTTGACGACAAGCACTTAGCTGTTATGGAAGCTATACTTCCTTACGCTAAATCTAAACCTCAGAAAAATCTAGAAGAATTACAAATAGAAAATATAACACGAAACACTTCTGTAAGGTTTTTCTTATTGCCTGAATGGGCACCTAACTTTCCTCCTTATAATTTAGCAAGATTGGTTTCTGTGTGTAAAAATGCAGGATATAAATCTGATGCAGTTGATTTAAATATCAAAGCATATCGTCAATGGGAAAAGTGGAATTTAGAATTTAATCCGTGGCACGGAAGTCAAGAATGGCGCTGGACAGGGCAGTCTTATCACGATTCAATTCATGCACATTTAGCACCGTTATTAGAAGAATATATTACTGCAATTGAAGAAGATAATATTGATGTAGTAGGATTCACTTTGTATTATTGTAATCAAGAACCTACACAATGGATGGCAGAACAAATAAAATTAAAATATCCACATGTTAAAATACTAGTGGGCGGCCCGCAATGTCATACATTTCCGCCAGGAGAAGAACAATGGTATTACGATTACGTGGTATCAGGCGAAGGCGAGCAAATGTTGCTTAGAATTCTAAGTCAAATTGAAAAAGACGAAGTTAAAGAAACACAACAAGTATTAACACAACCTCCTGGTATGAGACTTAATTTAGATACTATGCCGATGCCTGACTACAGTTCGTTTGATATACACGAATACAATATGCCAAACGGAGTTAATACTGAATTCAGTCGAGGCTGTGTTGCTAAATGTGTGTTTTGTAGTGAGACACACTTTTGGAAATTTAGAGGGCGGTCGTCTAGTAGTTTGTTAAACGAAGTCCTTACACTCAATGAACGTTATGGTATAGATTTTATTTGGTTCCTTGATAGTTTAGTAAACGGTAATATTAAAGAATTAAGAGCTTTTTGTAAAGGTATAATTGCAAGTGGAATAAAAATTGCCTGGACAGGATATGCTAGATGTCACAAAGCAATGGACGAAGAATATTTTGATGATCTAGCTGCAAGCGGATGTAAACATCTTAACTATGGAATCGAATCAGGATCAAATAAAGTTCTTGAAGACATGGACAAAAAAATTACTGTAGATGTTATTGAGCGTAATTTAGAACTTGGGCATAATGTTGGAATACAAGCACAAACTAATTGGATAGTAGGTTTTCCTACAGAAAAATTACAAGACATATACGAATCGATGACACTATGTCATCGTAACAGTGATTATTTACAAAACGTAGCTACTGGTCATGGATTCACTGAACCGCCAGACACTATCATATCACAAAATTCAGCAAAATATGATATGCTTAGATCTTACTATTTAGACAACTGGATCAATACTGATTTTACTAGTTCTAAATTACATCGTATGCTTAGGATCATATATTTTAATATTTTATTAGAACAAACTGTAAGTTATGATAACGAAAAAACATTGCAAAATTTTGACACTACTCGATTTTGTTCAGTACAGTTTAAAACAGATAAAAATATTTCAGTTGAATATGAAGATTTTGATTTTGATATAATCAATAGTGGACCGAGCGATTTTGCAAATAGTTTAATGAACGAAGTATGGCCTCTATTAAGACTATTTTGGAGATCAAGAGGAGCATTTAGTGCATCCTTTAACATTGATCCCAAAGATACATATTCAGTATTTGGAAATAGACTTGCAGGTGATGTATCTATGACCGGAACATTCAAAATTAGTGAGACAGGAAACTTTGTTGCAAAATTCCAGTATGCATACAAGCAACCGGAAGATGCTTGGAGATACGTTGACTTTTCTAACGAAACTTCGATAGCAGCACAAAATGCACGTATGCAATCGATTCCGGGTAACAAAGGAGAAGTTGTTTCGAATTTTGAAGAAAAGCGTCATAAGTTTCTAAAGGACCTAGATGAACATCGAAAGATTGATTTTACTTTTGACAAAAGAATTTTAATAAAAGGTTCTTGGTAGTTCTTGACAAAATATTAATTGTGTAGTATAATTGAATTATGTTTGATATTATTTTTATTGGTGAAAGAACAGATAAGTGGAAAGACTTAAAGAAAAAGTTCTTCTCTGCTAAACGTGCATCTTCAATTGACGAAGCACAGAAGAAGTCATTGACAAATATGTTTTGGACAGTTTGGCCTGATATTGACATATGCGAAAATTTTAATTTTGATTATGTACCCGACGAATGGAGTAAAGATGTTCCGCATCTTTTTAAAAACGGCGACACTTACGATGGAATGTGTTTACTTCCTAAGGCTATAAAATTAAGTAAAAATGAAACTGACTATCGATTCTTTATACATAAAAAAGAAATAGATATTGTTGCAAGTAATCCTGTACCATTTGATTACTTTGATATTGATACATATGAAGAATACACAGCAGCATTAGAACATAGTACAACTGATATGTTTTGGATGGGCAGTAGAAATATACAAGTTGATAAACAGTTAATTAATAACTTTTATATATCACATCACCAACAAATAGATAGAAAACAAAATCATTCTTTTATTCACGATGCTGATGGCGAAAAATCTAGAAATGGAGTATACCTTTGTAGTAAACATACACCTGTGTCAAAACGAGAAATAGAATATCGACATCTAGTTCATAGAAAAGAATGGGATATAGAACTTAGCAGACCAAAATTATATGAGCAATTTATAATAGATACATATGATGATTATCAACATGCACTTGAAAAATCACAAACAGAAATGTTCTGGGCTATTCGATCAGGAATTGATACAACCGACTTTGATTTTAAAATGCACTTTCCGTTTAGCAATAATTATGATAGGCAAACTAATCATATATTTTTACACAACGAACAAGACCAGATGCTTACAAACGGAGTTTGGTTATTATCTAAACACACGCAAGTATCTAAAAAAGAAATTGAATATAGGTTTCTTGTAAATGCTAAAGAACACAAAATAGTTGCTAGTAAAACTAAACTATACGATCGATTTATTGTTGATACATACGAAGACTATCAAAATGCATTTGATAATTCTACAACAGAAATGTTCTGGGCTGTACGTAGCGATACTGAAATAGTTGACTCTGCGGTATTTGATATATATTTTCCGTATAAAAATTTGCATGATCAGGAATATATATTTGATAGACACAAAAATCATACATTTCTGCATGATCATGCCGGCGAAACTATACGGAACAGTGTATGGCTTTGTTCTAAACACACACAAGTATCTAAAAAAGAAATTGAATATAGATTTATAGTAAATGCAAAAGAATGGGACATTGTTGCTAGTAAGACAAAATTATACGATCGATTTATTGTTGACACATATGAAGATTATCAAAATGCGTTAACAGATTCTCAAACAGAAATGTTTTGGGCTATACGTAGCAATACTGAAATAGTCGACTCGACAGTTTTTAATATGCATTTTCCTTATAAAAACCTACATGATCAAGAACACGTATTTGATAGACACAAAAATCATACATTTCTACATGATCACGAAGGCGACACAATACGAAATAGTGTATGGCTATGTTCTAAGCACGAACCCATATCTAAAAAAGAAATTGATTATAGATTTATTGTAAATGCTAAAGAACATAATACTGTTGTTAGTCGCACAGTAAAATATGATAAATTTAAAGTTGATACATACGAAGACTATCAAAATGCATTTGATAATTCTACAACAGAAATGTTTTGGTGTATTCCAACTGATATAATTATAACTAACGATAGCATATTTGAAACAGTGTTTCCGATAAAAAATGCATTTGATACAACTTATGATTTTGAAAGAGCAATAAATCATATATATAAAAACGGAAAATATAATGACGGTGTAATGTTATCTACTAAAAAATCTAAAATTACAAAAAAAGAATTTGAATACGGATTTATCATACAGAAAAAAGACATTGATATTGAAGTAAGTGCGCCAAAGCCGTATGATATTGTGTTTATTAGTTATGAAGAATCAAATGCAGATGAAAACTATATTAATGTATGGAAGCAGTTTCCTCGAATAAAACGTATACACGGAGTTAAAGGAATTCATCAAGCACATATCGAAGCAGCAAAAATATGCACAACAGATATGTTTTATGTTATCGACGGTGACGCCCAAATTTTAAAAGAATACAATTTTGATTATCAAGTTCCGCGATGGCAACGAGACCAAGTGTTTGTATGGCATTCATCTAATCCTATTACTGGAGCAACATATGGATACGGCGGCGTAAAATTATTACCAAGAGTGCAAACACTTAATGTAGATACAACAAGTGCTGATATGACAACTAGTATAAGTTCAAAATTTAATGTAGTACCGCAAGTAAGTAATATTACAGCATTTAATACAGATCCGTTTAGTACTTGGAAAAGCGCATTTAGAGAATGTGTAAAATTAGCAAGTAAGTCTATACAAGGCCAACTTGATAGCGAAACTGAAGAACGGTTAGAAGCATGGCAACATCCAATACCGGATGCACTTTATAGACATGAAGCAAAACGTGGAGCCGAAGAGGGTAGAGCATACGGAGAAAAATATGCCCAATCACCACAAGACTTGCGTAGAATAAATGATTTCGATTGGTTGCAGAAAAAATTTAACGAGTAGAGATAAACTACTAAGTACAATAACTTAACAGAAAATTAGATTTTCATACTATATATATACCGAGGTAAAATTAAATGGCGTTAACTTTAGAAGCTCTAAAAGGGTCTGAATACAAGACTGTAGACTTTTATATGACAAAAAGCTGTAATAAGAGCTGTCACTATTGCACTGCTTGGACACTCGAAATGCGCAATCTAGATGTAGATATGGACTTTTTACGAAATACAGTAAAATATTTAAGTCCGTATAAAACCCGTATTTGTTTGTTAGGCGGAGAACCAGGACTTATAAAAAATCTAGATGAAGTAATAGCTGAAATTAAAAAGTATCCGAACTTAGTAATACAAGTACTTTCTAATAGTTTAGTAAGAAAATTTTATCCGCACGTTTTAGAAGACCCTGATATAATTTATATTGAACACTTGGTCTTAGATTTTTATGAAGATCGAATAGAAAAACTAGGTAACTATGATTTTTTTGAACCTAATGAACTAAACAATTATAATCTAATTATTCAAACACCTGGATATTTTGACTATAGAGACAAACACGACTTGACGTATCTAAAACACAAAAATACAGAATTTAAAGAATACAATTCACGTTCTCCTGATTTCTTTTCAGACCATACCCCTGTACAAGCGCCAGAGCTTGATAGAAGAATTTGTGCTAAATTTCCACTTGTACCTGTATTTGACTTTGAAATACAAAAAATTAGACATTGTAGCAGAAAAGTAATTAACGGATCTCGACAGTTTGATGTTACAAAAGAAAATGTTGATAAGATGTTTGCATATAAACTTTTTGAATTTGAAAAGTATTGCAGTGCTTGTATGGACATTATTCCTCCAAGACCTGCAGCAAGACGTAATGCAATTACACGTATATTAGAACAAGAGGGCATTTCTATAGAATGAAAATATTTTCAGTTGCCGTAAATATACACGACCATAACACATACGACGGTAAATTACACTATCAAGTTGAACGACATAATCGTGTTAAACATAATTTAAATCCTAATAACCCGCATGATTCGGAACCCAGTCGTGAGTTTTTTCACAAACACTTTAGACCTAATTATGATAATAAAGATCACATGCTTGCATTTACTGTTAGTAATCTTGGACAGGAATTTGTTAGAGATATATTAGAAGAAACTATAGGCAATTTAGAATTTTTAAATTTTAAACCTAACAACTTATGGGATTGTTACGAAACAGCAGATTATTATTATATAGATCATCATCAAAGCCATTCGGCGTATGCTTATCTAAGTTCTGGATACAACGAATCTGACATCCTTGCGATTGATGGAAGAGGATGGCAATTTAATTGCATCTTTACAGATAAGAACGGAAACATCACAGACTTATCAAATAAAATATCCATAGGCGGATTATGGAATAGATTAGCACAGGATATCGGTTTTGGATATTTAGGTGCAGGTAAAGCAATGGGCCTTGCCGGATACGGCAAATTCAATGCAGATATAAACAGTATGATAGATGAGTATATGCGCAATCCAAACCATAAACTTCCTAAGTATGCATACGGTCTTATTGAAACAGTACCAAAAGAAGATATTGCATTTACACTACAACACTATACTTCTATACTAATTAAAGAACATGTATACCCGTTAAAAACATCTAATAATCTTTGTGTAGCTGGCGGAGTTGCATATAACGGATATATGAACGAAGAGTTTACTAAGCATTATGATAATGTATATGTGCCTCCGGCTGTCGGCGATGAAGGCCAAGCATTAGGCACTTATATGCATGCCGATTATGTACTTAATAACAATACACATGTACCTAATGTATATTCTGGTAAGGAATACGCTGTAGATGCATCTGTGCTTCGAGATTGTACATATAGCTCAATGAAGTTTGAAAATATTATTATTGAAATTGCTCGAGAAATTGCTAAAGGAAAAATTGTTGGATGGTTTCAAGGTAAAAGTGAAAGCGGTAATAGAGCATTAGGTAATCGAAGCATACTTGCTGACCCGAGAAATCCTAAAATTAAAGATATAATAAACAGCAAAATTAAACTACGTGAAGACTTTAGGCCATTTGCACCAAGTGTACTTGAAGAACATTACAAAGACTATTTTGATACTAATCAGCCTAGCCCGTATATGAGTCGTATTATGCCAGTTACGTCAGATAAAATTCCAGGGGTAACACATGTAGATGGAACAGCACGTATACAAACTGTATCAAAACAACAAAATGAAAAATATTATTCCTTAATTAAGGAATTTGGAAATTTAACTGGAATACCTATGTTGCTTAACACTAGTTTCAACAGTCAAGAGCCGATTGTAGAAACTCCTGAAGACGCTATTGCTACGTTTAACAAGTGTGGATTAGACATATTAGTAATTGGCAATTATATAGTAAGGAAAACAAATGATTGATAGGACTGTTGTAAAATACTATGAAAATATTTTAAAAACATCTAACTCTAACGTTAACTTAGATATTTTATCTACAATATTAAATTGCATCGAACACGATAAAGACAACGAACTTTTGAAAATTATATTAAAATTATCTCATCCGTCTATTGATGATACTTATCTTTTTAATGTAATAAATCTTATTAAAGATATGCCTGAAATAAAAACTGATATTTTAGATTCTGTTAGCAGTAATCAAGTTGCATCAAAATATGCATTGATAGATGCAGTAAACAACTTAAAGATTTTAAATAAGGATTCGGTTGTTGTTATCTGGGGCAGCTGGTATGGCAGTATTCTTATACCAGCACTTACTAATAAAGTTAAAAAAATAATTTGTATAGATATAGATAATAATCCTTTACAAATTGCTAAGAACAGATTATTTAATGAGTACACTAACATTGAATATATTTGTGACAATATTTTTAAAAAATATCGTAATGTTTATATAGAAACAGATTTAATTATTAATCCAAGTTGCGAACATATGAAACCTATGTATGATTGGAAGTGGTTTGACGAAGGTGCTATGAGTCAAGATTCGGGCGATGTATTTAAAACACCTAAACTTTCGAACAATTGTCATTTTGCATTTACATCAAATAATATGTTTGATATCAAAGACCATATTAATTGTGTAAATAATTTAGAAGAGTTTAAAGACCAGTTGCCGTTACGAGCTGAAGTTTTACACGAAGAAGAAGTGACAGATACTAGGGGATCTAGATACTTATTAGTAGGTAAGTTTAATCCTCTAGTGTACTAGTACATCTTACCATATATAGTGTAAATTCTAAATTTGTTTTTAATACATACAACATATTGTATTTTTTTTAGCAAAATATAACTAAAAAATACAATATGTTGTAAAGCAACATAAATTTATTAAAAGATGATTCTTATTCTTCTATATAATGTTTTGATCTGTAACTTCATCTTGTTTTTTTGCAGTTTTGTCCCAAGATGCAAATAATTTTTTATCAGCATCTGTTAGCTCTTTAGGAATATAATATTTTTCTAATTCGGGAAAAACGTCAAATAAGTGAGATTCCCACTTAGTTCCTTTGTAGTATTCGTCAGATTTTAATAGGTATGCAAATACATCCTGTATATCAATATTAGGGTCTGCAGGCATTCTTAATGCAGCTTGTATATCTGGCCAATCTTTATACTTAGGTATTAGGTTGGTTTTTATTTCTATTGGTAAATTACGAACTTGTAAAGCCCCAGGGTTTTCAACAAACGCCCAATTTAGCTGATCGATGCATGGGTTTTCTTTACACCAATCGATTATTTCATAAAATCTCATAACACTAAGGAACGACACTAATCCGTTAAAGTCAACTACTACGTTAGGATGTTTTTTAACTAATTCAATGTTTTCTACTACTTCGTTCCAGTCTGTTCTTCTACGCATATATTCAATAACAGGTCCAATGCCGTCTATTGATGCAACTATTGTTACCCTATCAAAATGTGGAATATATTTAAATATATTATGTTTGCCTGCTTTAGTTTTTGTTAAGTTAGTTTGGTATTTAATTCTTATTTTATCAGCGTGTCCTGTTTTAATTATAGCATCTAACATTTCATAATGTTTTTTCATAATCAAAGGCTCGCCGCCTATTATTTTAATACTTTTTATGTATTGTGCCATTTCAACGATCTGCTCAGTTACTCCGGCAGTTTTATCCTTCATAACTTGTGCGTTTCTTGCATCAACGGCCGGAGACTGTTTGCCAAATATGTTGTCACTCCACACTCCGTTTTTTGCAACTTGCATACGTGTTGTAGAATTATCGTGCATACACATAAAGCAGTCTAAGTTGCATTCCGACCCATAAATTTTTAATTGTACTTCAAATATTCTACCAGCACCTCGCAAGGTAAACTTACCAGTTTCTTTAAATTTTGTTACTTGTCTTTCAATTTTATTCCAAAATACTGCATCATTAGTATGAATCTTCATACAGTTAGTTCTTCTAGATCTTCCATAATTAGCTTCGTCACTACGACACCGTTGACACCATTTGTCTACTGCTTTTAACTTAGAACCCGGTGTGGTCATTTCTCTACGTAGATCATTCATGTATTCACTGTCTTCCATCCACTCTTTTAATGGAACTTCTTCTACGCTTACTCCGGATGGTTCGCCAAAACAACATGCTTGGTACTGTCCGTCTAGTTCTGAATATATTTGTGTGAACGGAATTGTACAAAAGTAAATATCTTTATCCTTTGCTTGCGTTACTATTGATCCTTCTTTGGCAGCAATTTCTTTACCTTCATCGTCTAATTTTTCCCACCAAGCGTCTGTATTTACAAAACCTGGCTCGGACCGATCACCAGGGCCACCTTTTGTTAAATACTCCGGTAAATCAGGTTTTGGTAAGGGATAGTCAAATGCCCATGCCTTTTCATGACACCAGAAGCAAGTGTTACAGGTGTGTTCAAAATTATTAGTTTGTCTAGCTGTTCCTACACAAGACCTTGTTAACGGATATAAAGTTTCCATTAAATTATGGTCTTTAAAAACTCCAGCAACAAATTTTTTATCTACATTAGCGTATACTTGATAGATATTTAACCAGTAGTCTTTAGCATAGGATCTAAAGTTTTCGACTTCAGGGTGTTCTTTATCTCTTCTTCGTTCTGCTTTTTCATAAAATCCTGAAGATAACATTTCATTCGCCGGCGGATTTCTTGTCATACCATCGAGTCTTATTGCACCTGGATGTTTTTTCATTACATTCCAGTTTATTGTATCAACTTGCATAATCTTTGAAACCTGTGTTCTACGCATGCCGTTAAACTGACGGATTTTTTTAATTGCTTTATCAACTTTTCTATGGCTTAGAAAATCCTCAGTTTTATCGTTAAAATCAAATATCTGTGTATTTCTAATATTGTTCTGCGGAAATTCTTTTTGCATCCAGTTAACAATATCAACAGCAGCATCAGCATCTAACGGAGCATTTAGGTCTCTACAGGTTACTGGAATTACTTCTATTTGGGGGAAATATTTACTTACTAGATATAGCAAGGATGCACTGTCGAGTCCTCCTGATAATGAAATTACACATTTTTCTGGAATTTTGTCAGGAAAAAAGTTTATAGTTTGATTATTATATGTAAGTTTCATACTGTATCCTTTGATTATTTTAGTACTTATGTTATAAGTTAACTGCCTATTAAAGACTTGACACGTTGTTTAATGCCCATTTCTTTTCTTGACACCACCAACATTCTCCGCAGTTGCCGATTGGTTCAGTACAGGAATTAGTTTTTTGTAATAAGTCTTGTTCGTTGAAATCGTAATAACATTGAATAATAAATCTTTTATCGATTCCTACAAACGGTGCTTTTGGAGTGTTAGAAAATTTTTCTATTTCTTCCCATAGTTCGTGACCCGGTCTTCTAAAAACTCCCCAACTTCCTCCATCTGATCTTAGATTAAATGACTGTTGTATTTCTGTTGGCGGCCCTAAACATAATGCATTTACTAAGACGTCTATAATTTTATTTTTTGCTAATTTTTCACTAAGTGGACGTATATAACTATTTTTATCTAAGCCTTTTTCTTTAATTCCTTTAGTATTAAATACAACAGAAATTGGCCAATGTAGTTTAACTGTAGGAAATTTATTTTGTAAATATTTTATAATCTCTGGTAAACCTGCAGAATCACCCGAACACCATATATCGTAACCATTAAATGGTTGTATCTGTATATTTAAATTTTTTTCTTTTATTGTGTTTGCTAGAAGAAAGCATAATAGTGTACTATCAGCACCGCCTGACATAGATATGCCAATAGTCTTGTTATTAAATACACTATCGCTTAAAATTTCAACAGTTCCAAATTTATTTTTATATTGCATGTTTTATTGTATCTATTATTGTTTTAATTTCGTTATCAGTTAACCACGCATGTATGGGCAACGATAAAACAGTGTTAGATGCCGCCTTAGACGCTGTACAATTGTCACTGCGTATGGTTGCACTGTTGTACATATTATTTGCGCTCAAAGGTGTTTCGTAGTGTATGCTGGCGTTTAGTGCGTTCTTTACCCGTTTACGAGTGTCCTTGTCCTCAAACCGTATAACATATTTGTGATAATTATTATCTAATCCATTTGTAACCTTAGGAGTTATAACAGGCAAGTTTGCAAAAGCACTATTGTACTGATGTGCAATAGACTGACGCTTGGTTTGATTTTGCTCCATACTTTTCATACGCTGTTCTATAATACGAGCATTGAGAACATACATACGGCTATTATATCCTAGTATATCAAACGTTTTATCTTTACCGTGTCTACGAATCATCTTAAGACGCTTTGCAATATTGCTATCGTCTGTTAGTACAACACCACCGCCGTTAATGCCTGCGATAACTTTATTACTGTTAAAACTGAATATACTGCAATCGCCGATCGTTCCTGCACGTACTCCGTCTAAACTACTACCTAACGCTTGTGCTGCATCTTCGATAAACAGTATGTTGTGTTCCTTACAGAACGCTTGTAGTGCAGTTGTGTCTTCCATAGCACCAAACAAGTGTACATACACGATAGCCTTTACACGGTCGCTGTACATACGCTGTACGCTGTCTAAGCTCATTTGATAAGTATCTAAATTTATATCGCAAAACACAGGAGTAGCACCTACCATATCTACACAACTAGCACTACTGATCCAACTAAAGTCTGTTACTAGTACTTCATCACCTGGACCAATGCCATGTGCTATTAGTGAAAAGTGCAATGCGTCTGTAGCACTGCTCACGCTAACGCAGTGTTTGCGCCCTAGCTTCTCAGCAAAATTGCGCTCAAAATCTTCATTGTTTTCGTAGTTCATTTGACTCATAAATTGGTCAAAGATTTCTAAGTATGTTTGTTTGTTTTCTTGATACTCTCGGTCCCACGCATCATATGCTGTCATTGTAATAGCTCTCTAGTTCTGGATATAATTTAAAAATATCTGTTTTATAATATTCGTCTGATTGTTTAATATAGTTTATAGCTGCTATAAACTTTTTCTTATCTCCCTTCATTGCAAGTGCGTTAACAATAATTGGATAATTACGATACTTCTTACGTAATTTCTTTTTAAGTTTTTTAGGTAAGTGTCTAACATGCAACTCATCAGGATCGTCGACTACAAAACAGAAATATTCTAAATTTTTTCTATCACAAAAATTTTGTAGTTTGTCGTATTTTAATACACTTAATAATGATAATGTTGAAAACACACCCATTTTAACATTTCTATAACTTCTAAGAGTGTTTAGGTTACTAACAATAGTATGCCAGTCTGATCTTCGACGTATATAATCATTATATTTTCCAAATCCGTCAAGCGAAGCACTAATATTTAATTGTCTAAATTTATCAACAAAGTCTAAAATATTATACTTAGTAGTTCCTAGTACTGTTAAATTACTATTCATTTCAAGAATAATGTTTTTTGAGTGACCGCTTTCGACTAGTCTGTTAAGAAAATCAAACTGTTTTTTCATTACAAAGGGCTCGCCGCCTTGTAGCAAAAAAGTATGTATATACGGTGCAAGTTCAACTAGTTCGTCTATAGTGTTGCTTTTAGAAGATTTTATATTATTAGGAGAATCTTGGTCAAATGTTTTTATGTACTTTCTATTATCAAGTTTTTTAAACATTAGTTGTCTAGTAGACGATGCACCTGGTTGACACATATAACAATCGAGATTACATTGATTACCGAAAACTCTTGCTTGTAATACTAAGCATCTTTCTGTAATTGTATATTCCTGCGTAGGATCAAACGAAAGTACTTGATCTATACAAGAAAAGTCTTGGTTAATCTTAATGGTTTCTAGCAATCTTTTGACATGATGCTGTCTGTCAGATTCTCCGTAATTTGCTTCTTGTTCTATACAGCGTCGACATTGACTGTTTAAAACAGGAGTATCAACAATTGTTTCGTCTAGCATTTCAATTCTTGCATCAGTTAACAATTTAGAATTTAACCATTCTTTAGGTGTAGTTGTTGATGTGTTAAGATCGGCGTCTTCACCAATACAACATACTTTGTAATCACCATTTGGATTAGTATATATGTGATCAAACAGTCTAGGACAAAACCAAATAGAGCCGTCTTTAATTTTATTTAATAATGTCTCACGGTTCATTTATTCTCAGACCCTAACAGTGCATGTTGCCGATTAAATTCTGCCTCCATCTTTTTACGAGGCATCTTATGCCAATCAAGCAAAGATTGGGCTTTATGCCCCCAATATTCTTTTTTTACACGTTCTTGTGTGTGTTTTTTATCTGGAGTAGTTAGCTTAAAGTCTACATTTTTTCTAAGTAACGGACTATCAGGATTAAATCCTCTGTTTGTGTTTACTAATAATAAACTAAAATCTTCTTGCTTTGCAATTTCGATAGCACGATCTACTTCGTGTTCGTTGTATCCAAATATAATATATTGCCAAACAATTACATGACCTAGATCTCTGCCCTGCTTCATTCGTTTCCATACATCGTCAAACTTAGAACCAATGCGATATAGTTCGCTCTTCTCGTCAATTCCATCTACACCAAAATACCAAGCATTTTCACCTACACCGTAACTGTATGCTTCGTCCCACCATGCATCACTCTTGCCACTTCCTACAGTAGCAATACGAACTGCTTTTTGGTTACCGTTACACATTTTTAAAAGATTTAAAAATTTTGGATGATATATGGGATCAGATATTTGTCCACAAAATGTTAATCCGTAATCGTAATAGTCTAGAATTTTTTTAAAGTTATGTTCTTCTAAATCAAAACTACGTTTAATTTGTGCTTGGCTAGATGTTTTTTGTCTAATACATTGCGGACATTTAAAAATACAACGATGAGAAGCATCGATGTTAGGCCTAAACATTCTTTGTTTTTCTACATATTCATCAGTAATCCTTGACATTTGCTTGTCCTATTACTTCTTGTTTTTCTTCTTCCTTTAATTTCTTCATATCTACATCAATGCCGCATTTCTTTTTACACATATAAGATGCATTCTCTGGATCATTTAGTAAAGTTTGAAAAAAGTTCTCCCATTGGTCAGAGACAAATATGTCGTCTAAACAACTATTATTTTCAACGGCTAATACTTCGTCCTTTAGTCCGCACTCAGTTACATACCGATGCACAGGAGGATCGTCCATCCAACAACATGGTAACATATAACCGTCTGATGTATATGCTGCTCCTTTATTGTTTCGATCAAATTGCAAACATTTAGGTTGTATTTTCATAATTGACTATCGCCTTTTTCAACTCTATAGTTATCTTGTGTGCTATCTGGTGTACTTACTTCTATTATAGTACCTTCTTCAACACACATAAGCTGATGCGGCAGCATTGGAGTAATATGCTTAGTGTCGCCGATATTTAATGTTTCTACATTTATAGTTGCAGAAGTTGTGTCAATTGTTTTAAGTATAAAGCTACCACTAAGCACATGCCATGTTTCATCTTTTTCTTTGTGGAGATGCATACTAAATTTAGAACCTTGATTAAAGTTTAATAATTTCCCGCAATATAGATTATTAGAAGCAAATATTTTTTCAGTACCCCAACCCTTTTTAACAATTTCTGTCATTTATATAATCCGTTATTGTAGTCCAGTTCATGTCAACTGTAGAAGATAGCTTGTCTAAGTTAGCACAGGTGTATGCTTGATATTGATTTTTTACCTCTGCTGGTATAGTTATATATCTAATTTTAGCATTATATTTTTTGATAATGGTTTGTGCAACATCTTCAAAACTAGTTGCTGTTCCGGTTCCTACATTGTATATATTACTAAATGTGCTATTAAACATTTTAGTGTGTAACATACACACATCTTCTACACATACAAAGTCTCTTTTATAATTATTACTATTTTCGAATAACGATATAACTCCGTCATATTTTGCTTGATTTATAAATTTAGTATAAGGACTTGCCATATTACCTTTGTGTTCTTCACCAGGGCCGTATACATTAAAGTATCGAAATCCTTGTATAATAATATTACAAGTGTTAATAGTTTTAGATACATACTGATCAAACAAATATTTTGACCAAGCATAAGGACTTTGTGGAGATAGATATCCGTCTTCTGTAAAATGAGTAGTTGTTCCGTATACACTGGCACTTGATGCATATTGAAAATTAGTATTACTCTTCTTACACAATTGTAGAAGATCTACACTAAATTGATAATTTTGTTTCAAAATTTGGTATACATCAGTATAGGTAGTGGAACTAATAGCACCTAAATGTATACACCAGTTATATCCTCGAGTGTCAGGCATAGAATTAGATTTCCATTCCCATCCGTCAACTTCGTGTCCTTGTTCTTTTAAAAATTTAAGAATGTTTGATCCTATAAATCCTTCGTGTCCTGTAACTAGTATTTTCATTTACTTGCTTTTATAATATCTGTTGTTGAATATCCTACTATTGTAGGAACAATATGTACATTAGTTAAGTCGTGTCCGACAACTTGTTCTACTGTATAATCGCCGCCTTTTACAATTACGTACGGCTTTAATTCTTTAATTAATTCGTACGGAGTATCTTCATCAAATACAACTACTTGATCTACCCACGGTAATATCTCTAATTGACTAATACGCTTTGCTTGGTTATTAATAGGACGACTACTGCCCTTTAACCGTTTTACACTAGCATCTGAATTAATACCTACAATTAGTTTAGTGCCGAGTCCTTTTGCTTCTGCTAAGAGCTCAAAATGACCTTTGTGTAGTATATCAAATACTCCGTTAGTAAACACTATACAATCTTCTAAGTCACTTATAGTAAGTGTATATGTGCCTGTATGTTGTACTGCTTGCCTAGAACCTTTAATAGCAATTTCTAAACATTTTTTATAAGCATATTCTTTTGTAAGTCCATATACAAATGCTGCTAAGAAGCAGTCGCCTGCACCTGTAACATCTGATACTTGTAAAGTTTCTACAGGTATGTCATAACTTTCTTTATCAATAATAGCATGTACATTATTTCCAGCATGTGTAACAATAATATTACCTTGCCATAGATCAAAGTCTAATTCTGTAAATTCTTTTTCGTTAGGTTTGACAAGCCAAGCACCTTCGTAAAGAGTATAGTGGTCTTTCGGATCTACTATAACTTTACAACCAAATTTATTAATGTGTTTAATAATGTCATATGATTGAGATAATACACCTTTGGCATAATCGCTTAGTACAACGTAATCGTACTGTTGAAAATCTTTATTAAGTATATCGCCTAATATTTCATCACCATTTGCGTGATAGTCGTTATCTATACGTGTGACGTAATGCCCATCACACATCACACGAGTCTTTACACTCTTTGGTTGATCATATTCATATAGTTCAACATTAACACCTAAACTTTTAAGATTGTTGTATACTAGTCCTGCACCGCCTAGTGATTCTTTTTCTTCCTTATATGTTACAACAGGCACTGGTGCTTCAGGACTTATACGAGTACTAGTACCGTATATGTATTTGTCAATTATTATATCACCGAGGACTAATACTTTTATCATTTTAGTTCTTTTACAGCACCTAAAATTGCAGTTATGTCCGGTTCTTTGATATCACGCTTCCAATATATAGTTCCACCGTCTGTTCCCGGATCTTTCCGTTCATAAATTACATCCTTGCCATAATACTTGCACTCTTGAAATATACGAGGAGCAGGATCAAAAGTTTCTTTAGTATATACATAAGTTTCAAATAAGCTCATAAGATTTTCCACAGGTACAAATATATTATTATGCTTTACATTAACATACTTTGCGTCATATGTCAAGATACCGTGATCCGGATATTGATCAATAACTTTTTCAACACTAGCATAGTATTTGTCATTTGTACCAAGAAATAAATGCTTAAACTGTATGTTATCTTTGTAAGGCTTGTATATGCTAAAGTTAATAGTCTTTTCGAAGTGAGCACCTACACCATTAGGGTATACGTCTGTATCGCATAGATCTACTATTTGTTTAGGATTGTAAAATTCAACAGCCTTGGGATAACCGTCTACATGATTTTCTGAATATACACTAATAACATCTCCGTCAAACAAGCGATATAATATACGTTTTTGTACGTCAGTATAATCATTAAAACTCTGCCAACTAAGTGTCATCATACTACGCCCCATAATAAGTGTAGTATCATTTAGTGCCGGAACATAATCGTCGATAAGAATATTATGACAATGTATATATTTGTTTTTAATTGAAGTTAGATACTCATCTTTAGTAAAGTTACGATGTGTTATAACAACAACCTGTGCAGGATAACCAGCATTATTAAGCATGTCACAGTATTCATAACTGTAATAGAATAGGCCGTCTACCGGTTTGCTTGTAACTACAATATTAATCATTATGCAATTACTTATAAACCAGTATTATACTAAGACAATACTTTTGGCTTATAAGTAATACATAAGCGAGGAAAAAATATGATTGAATATTTAACATTAGCTGGTTACGGAGATTTTATAGAAACTTCGATTCGGATAGAAGATCCAGTATCTGTAGTGGAATGGACTGAAAATAATTTTGAGTATGTGCAATATAATCCGCATAGAAAAATTAATAGATGGGGATTAAGTATAACTAGCTTAGATGGCGGAGTGTCTGGAAAACCAGACCTTGATTCTTTTTACGCTACAGATCCTAATACCATGCCTACGGAGATGGATATTAATGTTCCTACTCCAGTTTATGAACATCCTGAAATTAAAAAATTATGCGAACACTTTCAACCTTTTGTTGGCAGATCGCACTTTTTAAAGATACCACCAGGCGGATATTTCCCTCCGCATAGAGATTATAAAAGTGCTGAATTAGAATCATTTAGAATTATTGTACCTATGTTAGACTTTGACTATCCTAGATTTACGTTTATTCTTGAAGATAAAGTATTGCCTTGGAATGCAGGAAGTGCATATTTCTTAAACACTGCAAAAGCACATCACTTATTTAATTGTGGTGACCACGATAGTTATTGGATAGTACTTAATATACAAACAACTAAAGAATCAATTATGAGAGTTATTGAACATATGGCTATTAGATGACATACTATACTGAAGAACTTACTAAAGTTACACCGGCACTAGAAGACTTTATTGCACAATGTACATTATTTGGATATAAAAATAATAGTAGTCTAAAAGAATTACGGTGGGACTGGTGTTTAGAAGGAGGTATGTGGTATGCTACATATACTAGAAACACAATAGTAAGTCTTACAGGCATTCATCCTTTTAAAGATGGGTACAGGGCTCTTTATAGAGGAGCGCAATTATGGGCAAGACCTATGAAGGGACTAAATAGATATCAAATGCAGAGTTGGGGTATATATGATCATCTTCCCTTACAAATAGAATTTGCAAAAGGAAAGACTCTTTATATAACAACTAATATTAATAAAGATAACAGCGGAAGAATGAATAGGATACATAAGAGCTTTACTGCTATGGAAAAAGGCGGCATGGTATCGTATGTTGGTGATGAACAGATTTTTAATGCTATGCAGAGTGTATGGAAATTAAATAATGAAAGATATTTTGAATTGAGAGAAAAATATGTATAATGTAATAGGTAGTGGAACAGCGGCTTGGATAGCATGTTTATATTTGTTGAAAGCCGACAAACAAGTTACATTATTTAGAGATCCAAATACTGTTGTACGGAAAATAGGCGAATCAACTGTCCCTACAATTAATGAAATACCTAAATTAATTGGTATGTCAGATCAAGAGTTTTTAAACAAAGTGAACGGTTATTTTAAATACGGAACATTATTTTCTGGTTGGAAAGATAATAACAGTTGGCTTTACTATTCTGCAAATGAACCCAAAGCATTAGAAACTGACAGACATCAAACTTATGCTTACCATATAGATGCTCCTGGATTTTGTCAGGTATTACAAAAATGGTGTGAGCAACAAGATAATTTTAAAATTGTAAATACACAGTTTACAATAGATCAATATGATAAGGAAGAATTTTACATTGATGCTACAGGACAAAACGGTGTGCTTTCTGATCAAGTAGGATTAGTACATAATAAAAGTGACTTCCTTATAAATGACTATGCAGTAATTGGAAATGCTCCTAGTAAATACATTCCTTATACAAAGTCGCAAGCTCTAAGTAACGGTTGGCTATGGAGTATAAGTTTGCAAACAAGATTAAGTTATGGATATGTTTTTAGTTCAAAGTATATTTCTATAAACAATGCAATAAAAGAATTTGAAAACACAACAGGTGTTAAGCATGAAAATGTAATTAAATTTGAAACTAGAATACCAGAGCAAGCCTGGAAGGAAAATGTTTTATTCTTAGGTCTAAGTGCTGGATTTATAGAACCTTTAAATGCCACTGCAAACTTTGCGGCGCAAAGCGGAATCAAAAATTTTCTTTTGCTAGAAGATAAACCTGATGCATATAACAGATTAATTAATAAAACATATACCGGAATACATAAATGGATAAAAGCATTGTATTCATGCAATACTAGAAAAGGAGAGTATTGGGATTATTATAAAGACAATAGAGAAGATGCTGTAAATGATATATATTTTTACAGTGAGAACGGACACCAAGGGCTTATGGGTAAACATAGTTGGAATTTATTAAAGGATCACATGTTATGATAGAATGGAATCATCTTAAAAAAGTTCAATCTAATTATTTTAAACATTTCTTTTATGCTATGTACTTTAACATACTAGCCCTGTTAGTCTTTATAACTGGCACAATACATGCCATATTTCCTTTTTTATTTGCTTTTACACCATATAAATTAGCCAAGAAGATTACTGATGGAACTGAAAAACATTTTAAAAAACGGGACTAGTATACGTTCTAGTGGTACAACAGGCACCGCAAAAGCAATCTTTCAAAGTCCTACAAAAATAAAACATGCAAATCGTATTGCATGTGATGTACAAAAAATTACTAAGAATAGTAAAATTTACACAGTTTGCAATTTAGATCACGCAGGTGGCTTACTTGCACAGACATTGCCAGGATACGAAATAGGTGCAGATGTCTATATAGAAAATTTTAATGCTTATAGATGGGTAAGTCGTATTAAAGACTTTACGCATTCACATCTTACACCAGGGATGGCATTGGCTATAAGCAAAACTAAAGGTTGGAATAATTTAGATTTACAAGACAAGATTATTGTATGTGGTAGCGACAAAGTTCCTGCAGAGTGTATTAATAGATATTTAGATAAAGGAGCAACATTTATTGCAAATTGGGGTATGAGTGAAATTGGTCCTATTGCAATAAACAAAACTTTTACTTCGGAAGGTCCTTTAGTACATGATTTGCCCGGACATACTATTATGGGCGACACTGCGTTTTGTGAAACAAAAATAATTAGACATGAGTTATATGTTAAAGGTGATATCTGTGTATATGACGATTGGTTTGCCACAGGCGATATAGTAAAAAAAGTAGATGGAGAATATTGGTATTATGGCCGAAAATAATTGTATCTTAATTAACTTCCCACAAGGAGCCGGCGGACATATGTTAGGTCGTATGCTTGCTAGTTGTGATAATATTGCATGGTATGACCATGAACAAAATGGAGAATATCCTTGGATGCCTTATTGCTCACCTGGTGACGATAAATTTAGTAAAATGCATTTTAATAAACGTTTTAAAGGTGCATCAGAAAAAGGCGCAGATAAAAATCGTATTCCTCCTATTTTGCGTACAGCTGAACAACGTGATATCACTACTACATCACAAGACATTGCAGAATGGAAGCAAAGGCTAAGTCCTAAAAACTTTATATATACAAATCATGAACTACTAGACGATACAAAAAAATTATTTAATCCTGCCAAGTATATAGTTGTTATACCAGAAGATATTGATTTGCTTATTGAACGTTGGATGCGTAGTAGTTATTATTACTATTTTGACCCAGCACGTAAAGACTATCTGTCAGGAGATTTATATAGAGATAAAGCCAAAGAGCAAGGCATCACTATGAAACAAGCACTACGTAATGATTTTGAAGTGCAGTTGTCTAATTATAAAGAATATGTAACAGACGATGATATTATTGTAAATGAAGTGAATGATATACTAGATTATGATTACTTCTCAGCAGTATGCAAAAAATTAGAACTTGTAGTTAACAAAAATAACTATTTAAAAGTAAAAGAGTTATTTAAAAACAAATCACATCTTTAGTATTTCAAAATAAAAACGTTGTCTATCTTTTTTATATTGTTCTAACTTGCAGTTGTATTCTTTTGCGAGAGCATATGCAAATTCAAAACTCCACGGAAATATATCTACGTAAGGACCTTTAGGCCAAAGTATTCCTGGATTAACTCTGAAATACATTCTTCCACCTACGTCTAGTAATGAATGTAACTTTTTAAAACGAGTGCGTATATCCGCTTCATCGCCAAAGTTCAAACTACCAAATACAATCATATGATCATACTTTTCATCTACATTAAAGTCTAAAATATCTACCATGTAGTCTGCATTTTCGTTATATGGATCAATTCCTGTTAAATTTTTAATACGTGGTTTAAATTGATTATACCCACAACCAAAGTCTAGAACATTTTTTGGATTTCGTTCATTTATTCTATCAACAATACTCCAGCCACTAAACGTATGATCATCTGTGTTTGGTTTCCAAATTTCGCCAAAGAATCGCTTCATATAAATTTTATCTAATGATTGTACAAAATGTTCAACAGTTCCAGATAGTTGTAAATGTTCTATATCTAACTCGTTCATAATTGCTTGTGCAAATTTTTCTCTACGTACAGGAGTGAACGGAAGATCATCTAATATACTAAGCTGGTTTAATTCTAGTCCGTCATATTTAGGTAGACTAAAGCTATCTTTTAAATTTTGCATGACTAACGAAAAAATTCGTGTATTCATAATTTTTTTCACTTTCTATTAAAAAAATACCACTTTTTTCTAAAAAAGTGTTTCTTTCATATAATTAATTATGTAACAAGGAAAAATTATGGCTTCATTATTGGCATTACTAGCAGGTACGTTTTACGGTTTAATTATTGGCATATTGCCTGGCGCAGGTGCTACTACAGGATTAATATTTGTGTTTTCATTTATTACACTGTTTCCTGATCCGTATCTAGCAGTAATATTTGTAATGGCAGTTGTCGCTGCTAGTACAACAGGAGATACTTACACAGGTGTGTTGCTAGGAATACCTGGTGCTAATAGTGCGGCTGCTACAATGATAGATGGATTTCCGTTAGCATTACAAGGACAAGCAACATATGCAATTAGTTCTGCTGTTACTACAAGCACACTTAATGGATTATTATGGGGTTCACTTACATTCTTTTTGTTGCCTTATTATACACAATTGATAATGGTGTTTGGTGTACCAGAGCTTTGGGCATTCACAATGTTAGCAATGGTATGTGTTACATTTGTTACAAACAAATTTTGGTTTAGAAGTATGATTGCTTTGAGTTTAGGTTTGTTTGTAGGACTGATAGGTGTAGATCCAAGCACAAATGCAGATAGATGGACAGGTGGTTGGGAATACCTAGGTGATGGTGTACAACTTATGCCGTTAGTTGCTGGCTTATTTGCTATACCAGAATTAATTGACGGATTAAAACAACGTACTAATACTAGCATGCCAGAATTAGCAAATGGTGTACAGACTAAGCAAGGTATAATGGCTGTATGGCACAACAAGTGGGACGCACTACGTGGCGGATTTATAGGAGCATTTATAGGGCTTTTGCCTGGACTAGGTGGCGCAGTTGCAGACTGGATGGCATACAGTTCAACAGTTGCAAGTCATCCTAAAGAAAGATTTGGTAACGGAAATATTAAAGGTGTCATAGGCCCAGAAGGTGCTAACAACGCACAAAAGGCAACAAGTATGATTCCTACAGTTTTATTTGGAATACCAGGAGCAAGTTTTGCCGCTATTGTAATAGGACTATTTGCATACTTAGACTTTGAATTAGGTACCTTAGAGCTTGCAATGGACACAAAGTTCTTTGATAGTATGTTATATGGCTTTATGCTTGCAACAGTGCTTGTAGGCGCTATATGCTTGTTTACGACACCACTTATAGCACGAATTGCACAAATACCCTACAAATACTACTTTCCAGTATTGTTGGGCTTTATTGTGCTTGCATGTGTACAATACACAGGCGGTTGGGAAGATTACTTTATACTAGTAGTATGTAGTATCGTAGGACTACTAGCAAAGAAATACAAATTTAGCAGACCTGCACTGCTATTTGCTTTTATTCTAGCAGATAGAATAGAAGCCTTAACGGTACAAATGGCAGGACTTTATACAGTTGAAAAACTGTTACACAAACCAATATTCCTCGGCTTATGTGTTGCAATAGGTGTAACATTGCTATGGGGGCTAACATCAAAAAGGAAAATAGATTATGCGTAAATTAATATTAGGACTTGTGTTTGCTATGGTAACTTCTGTAGCACATGCAGATTATACAATGATAGTACCACAGAAACCAGGAGGCGGCACAAGCGTCTGGGCAGAAATTGTTGCTAAAGAATTAGAAAAATATCTAGGTGAAGATATCAACATTAAGCACATTCCAGGTGCAAGAGACATTCCAGGATTTAATGCTTGGCACAATGAAATGAGAGATGACGACAAAGTTATTATGGTATCACATGGCGGCAATGGCGTTGCATTCTTACAAGAAGAAGTTGACTATAACTACGGTGAATATGAATCAGTAGGACTTATGAACTTAAATATTATTGCAGGAAAGCGTATCGGTGAAGATATGAATAGTCCAAGTTTTGCGGCAGGTAGCGGACAGACACCTGAAGCATATGCAATGACAATGCTTATCTGTGGTCCACAAACGTCTATGGATGCATATGTAAAATGCTTTAAAGATAATGTGCAATGGGTAAAAGGTATGAGTGGAAGTGAAAGACGTCTTGCATTTAGACGTGGTGAACTTACTGGTACAAGAGAAAATCCAGCAGCATACAAAAAGCATGTAGCACCGGACGACAATGCAGAAATTTGGTTTCATCATGGAATACTACAAGAAAACGGAACACATGCTGACGATCCAAACTATCCTGGTTTCCAGTTTGAAAAGTTATATGAAAATCGTTGGGGTGTAGCACCAAGCGGTGAATTTTATGATGCTTACAAACTAGTAAAATCATTTAGAGATGGTATGCAAAAAGCATTATGGGTTAACAGAGGTAATCCTAATGCTGAGAAGCTACAAGCTGCATTAACTGAAATGTCTTTGAATGCAGAAAGCAGAGCAATCATAGAAAAGAAGGTTGGTAAATACGAATGGAAGATTGGCGCAGAAGGCAATGCACATAGAGATACACTTATGAGTTTTGTTACTGTATCAGCTTTAGAAGACCTTGTGTACTTTAATACAAACGCTTTAGGTCTTGCAAGTGTATTTAAAATGGAACTAGCATCTAAATGAAAATTGTTATTTCACATGGTAGCGGGGGAATTGGCTCTGCTGAAACCTTCGCCCGTGACTTTTTTGAAAGTAAAGGATATGATGTACATCTTATAGATTATTTTACTCCGCATGGCATCGACCGAATAAGATGGAGCGAAAAAGAGCCTGATAATTACGATGTTACTTTTAAGGAAATGTTTAACGTAGATTTTCCTAAAGGTGATTTAGTACATATAGGGTTTAGTCTTGGTGCTTTTCTAGGCATTGTTAATCATGCAAAGTTTGTTAAAAATTATTTGTTTTACCCCGGAGTACTGGGAATAACACAAGAGATGTTAGATGTAGATTATAGTAATGCAAGTGTAATCTTATGTGGTAATGATAAAGGAAAATACAAATATGAAAAATTTAAAAGTCTTTTAAAAAAACCGCCACTGACTGAATATATGCTTCCTTACACACATCATGCATTTATGATTGAAGATATTGATTTTGAATTTAACATGGTACGCTATAATACAACGGGTAATATAATGAGTTCAGATGAGTTTTCTCAATTAAAGCCTAACCATAAATATCTTAGCGAACGATATGGTCATACTACTTCTCCTACACATTTATTGTTTGATAAAGAATTAAGATGGCAATATTTAAATCATATAGAAGAAGATATCAATGAAACCTTTCTTAGTGTTCGAAAACGGAACAACATATACTAAATCTCAGTTTGATAAAGCTGCTAAAAAATATGCCAAGCAATTAAAAAAAGCTGGTTATGACAAAACATGTCGTATTGGAGTTTTTAGTAATACTGAGAATGTATTTAAAATTTTTGGGGCTATGCAAGTGTGTAGCCCTGTTATTATAGACCATACTATGACCGAGCATGAGCTTAGTTATTATAATATAGATATATGGAACGATATACTTCCACAGCCGCGATACAATCAATGTAACACAGATGAAGTTGTAGGTATATGTAGCAGCGGCAGTACTGAGAAACATCGTATAATACCAATTACTGAAGATCAATACTACCGAGATGGATTAGATAATAATATACAAATTCATGGTAACATTACAGAAAATGACAGCACTATAAATGTTATACCATTATGGGTTTGTATAGGCTTTCAAACATTTGCACTATGTTATAAAACAGGAGCAACATACTATATTTTAGATGATCCGTGGAAATTTTGGCCTAGTGTAAATCCTACATTTATTATAGGAAGTCCAAATGTGCTACGTGGAATGATGTCTCCTAATGTGCTTTATGAAAACATGACTATACGCCATATAAGGACCGTTGGCGCACCTATGTATAAAGACTTTAAAATAGAAGCACAAAAGTTTTTCAATTGTATTACTACAGACAGTTACGGAGTAAATGAAATAGGCACTATTAGTATAATGCATTATCCGCAAAAGTACAACAGTGTAGGTTACGTTTTAGATAATATCGACTGTAAAGTAATCGATAATGAAATAATTGTAAATAATTTTGCAACAGGAGATCTAGGACATATAGATGAAGATGGATTTCTTTTTATAACAGGTAGAAAAAAAGAAACAATTATAAATGGCGGCTGGAAAATTATGCCTTATGAAGTAGAACAAGCATTGTTAGATTCAGGAGCATCTGATGTAGTTGTGTTTGGGTATGATACTGTGTATGCAGAAGTAGTGGGTAAAATTGATTTAGACTTACTAAAGTCAAAAATAGCTAGATATAAAATTCCTGAAAAAATATTTTATGTTGAAAGTATTAAACGAAAAGGCCAAGGTAAGATTAACAGGAAGAATTTATTAGATGAATATAAACAAAATAGAAAAATATGACTGGTATGAAGATTATATAGTGCATTGGCGCCCTACCAATATGTGTAATTATGATTGTAGTTATTGCGAGCCTTCTAATCATCACGCAATCGACAAGCGAAAATTACCAAATGTAGAAGACTTAATTGCTGCTGCTAAAAAGATAAGAGATAGTGTTCCTGCAGATAAAAGTGTGTTAGTTTATATTACAGGCGGCGAGCCATTCTTGATCAAAGATGTACATAAGTGGTTTAACTGGATGGGTGAAAATAATATTAGAGTGGGCATTTTTACAAACGGAAGTTTGCCATTAAAAATATATGATATGAGCAAAGAGTCATTTAAAAACATTAATATCAAAATAAGTTTTCATCCTGAGTTTGCCGAAATTGATAGAGTTGTTGAGTTTGTTAATATGATTAAAGAAAACAACGGCAACGTAGAAATCCGTGCAATGATGGCAGCAGGATTATTTCATAAAGTAGATGAATTAGAAGAAAAGTTGCTCAATACTCCTATTGTAAGATTGCCTGTATTTCCGTTATATAATAAAACAACACAGGAAGTCAATCCTACTTATTCTTCGAGTAGATTTTTAGAAGGGTACAAGCAAAAAATGGATGACGGGCAGCTAGGGTATTATACTAAAGATGAGTTAGATACACTTGAAAACTTAGAACAGGATGAACCTACTTATTTAAGTTGTACTGTAAATAATGACATTGAAACTAATGCTGTTAATTTTGTAACAGAAAGAACAAACAAGTTTAAAGGCTGGACATGCGGTATTGTTAATAAAAAAATATTAATAGAAGCTAACGGAAATGTAAAGTATGGAACTTGTGCTGCCACAGGTATCATTGGTAACATATTTGAAAAAGAAATAGATCTATTTAAAGAGGAATGGACTATTTGCGGTAAAGAAGTTTGTAGTACTCTTGATGAAATAATGGTTACTAAGTTTAAGGTGTAGCAGCAGTACCGTCGTCTAAATTAATCCAAGCGCCGCCTTGACGTCCTTCAAATTTATCATTAGTACTATTGTAAATAACCATTCCGTTTACAGGTGTTAGTGCATCACGTTCTGTAGATGTTAATGATCCAAACTGAACAAATCCGTCAATCTTAGCATTACCGTTATTGACATGAAGTTTTTCATCTGGTCTCGGAGTACCGATACCTAGCTTCCCTGCACTATTAAATGTCATAATATTAGCAAGACTACCTGCATTATTTGCAGTAATAAACACTACTCTTCCTGGAACAACTCCTGTTGCAACAGTTTGATCAAGATCAACTGAAACTCTTACAAGACCAGCTTCTGAATAATCTGTACCGTCATATCCTAACCCGCGCATTTCAGCTAAATGGGTACCAGTCGTAGAGCCAGCTACTGCTGTCGGTGATTCGACAGTTCCGTCACTTGTATTAAATTCTATTCTTGGTCCGGTAACACCAGAATTTGTATTACCTGTTAATGTAGCCATTACATTATCGTTTGTAGTAACGTCTAGCTTGTCTGTTGAATTTATTTTACCAACAATACTATTTGCAACACCATCTACAAGTACAGTTGAATCATCGCCAAACACACTTCCAGTTACGTCACCGTTTACAGTACCAGTATGAGCACCGTCACTGTTACCTATTAGGTTACCTGTTACGTTACCTACTACGTTACCTGATATAGTCCCAGTAGCAGTTATATCTGCTGTAATAAGTGTAGTACAGTTTATAGTTGCTGCCCATACTTCACTCCATTTTCTACTAGATAAACCTAAATTGTGTGTAGCAGTTACCGCTGGGTTAACATTTGTAGCGATATTTTCTAAATCAAGTGGAGTTGCAGGTCTAAATACAAGATCCGAACCTGCTATTAATGTTTGACCTTCTGTTGGCGGAGTAGATAGGTCAACATTTGATATGTCGTTTAAATCTAAAGTCCTTGCTTTCCAACTAGATGAACCACTATCGTATTGTAAAAAATCATTATCTAATACACCAAGCGATAAATCAATATCAGTAATATTTGCAAATACTGGAGCAGGTACAGCTTCGTTAATCCAACTATTAGAACCAGGGTTCCATACAAGTGTTTGACCTGCTGTTGGACTAGTTGTAGTAACATCTGTTAAATCGTTGACACTTGCGTTTAATATAAACTCGCCGGTTGTGTTATCATATTGTAAACCAACACCTGCACTTAAATCTGTTAAGGCTATTCCGCCTCCGCCGCCACCACCTTGTGCTGCTAGTGCCTGCCATTTACCGGCAGTTGAATTCCATGTAAGAACCTGGTTATTCTGTGGATTTGTTGCATCAACATCAGATAATAGTGATAAAGACTGATCTGATGCTGTCCAAGTACTTGTGCCGTTATTCCACTTTAAGACTTGGCCGTCAGTTGCACTTGCTTGTGCTAATGCCGATGTAGTAATTCTTGATGTTGCTGAATCTATAAGAATAGTACTATCGTCGCCTACTATGTCTGCATTTACACTTACAGCATTAAACTCACCGTCGATATTAATGTTAGTAGTATATAGGTTTTTAAAACGCTTATTAGCATTACCTAGTATATAGGCATTGTTATTTGTAGGTATTAAATTACTACCTAGTCCAGTACCTTCTCCTGATTGCAAACTTAAACTTGTAGCGTCAACTCCGCCTTGAATATTAATTGACCCTGTTCCGTTAATAGTAAAACTATTAAGCGACAAGTTTCCTCCTAGTTCGGGGGATGTATCCTCAACAATATTATCTATACCCAAGAACGGATCACCAGTAACTGGAAGACCTCCTGCATTTATACCGTCTCCAATATAAAGTTTCTTAGTGTCAGTTGTATATATCAGTTCACCCTGATCAGGTGTAATGGTTTGTCTATCAGCATTTGTACCACGGCGTACTCTTAGCGGCATGTTTATCTCCTAAAGAATAATTCTTACTATGTATTTATCAAAGTGTTATCAGAACCTTATTTTCCTTTCTTAAGAAAAAACTTTGTTCTTCTAGTAATATCGTGCTTTACTTTTTCAACGTTAAGTCTAAAGTCGATATTATCAATATAATCATTATATTCTTCAAGTAACGATTCAATTTCGGATTCTAAATTAGCCGCAGATGGCTTTTCTAGACTTTTTTGTATATCTACTTCCCATATTTTACCGTCAGTAAATAAGATTCGCATACTATGGAGATACTCTAGTGGAACTACTGAAACATCCACATCATTGAGTACCTCCGGCCAATGGTCGATTACGTCTTGCGGAAGTTTATTCTGCTTGCTCACTCTTTTGACGCTTCTTAGTTGGCACTAGCTCTTCTGCTTTTCTTCTAAGTTCAGCAGCTTCTTTATATAGAGCATTAGCTTGTGATCTATATCCTTTGGCTATATCTTCGTCAGTAAGAGCTGATTCAGTAGTTGCCGAATCATTGATGTATACATCTTCTGCAGGCTTTGTGTCTTCGGGGGTTGTTGCAGTGCCACCTGCTAATTCAGCAATAGTTACACCTTTTTGATCAGCAATCATCTGATTTAACTCTGCTAAATTAATTACTTGTTTATTATCTGGCGTCATTTCTATATTTTTAGTAGGTTGTTTTGATAGTTTACCAAATTTATGGAACGCTTTTAACATATTACGTCCGTCGGGTAGTGTTGCTCTGTCCATTGCATCAGCAAGTTCTTCAGCTGACTGTCCGGCGTTTGATTCAATGCAACGCATTAGTGCGTCATGTTCGTCTGCCGATAGTGACTCTGTGGACACTACCAGGCAACTTTCTGCGTCACCTGGCAATGTTCTAAAAGCAACTCCGACCTTTTTTCGTGTAGAAGCAATTCTACCTACGTGCTTTAAGGCCATTTTATTAAGTTCCTGTTTCTGTGCCTTCTGCTGGCTCTTCACCTTCAGGGGCTTGTGATTGTTGTGCTTGTACTGCAAGCAAGAAGTTGTTTAGGCGTGTATATGTTTTGCCTACAGCTTCCATTTCAGTTGGGCGGAATGCGCCTCTTGCACTAGCAACATCAATAATTTGTTTTAGTGCATTTAAATCACCGATACTTAGATCAGTGTTTTGTTCACCTTGTGCTTCTTGAGCATTTTGTGCTAATTCTTCGGCTACAGCTGGATCAGCAGTTGCTTGTGTTTCAGTAGTTTCAGACATATTATGTATTCTCCTTTGTTTACTAATAATATATATCTACAATTAATTAATTGTATTTTAAAAGTGGACAAGCTAATAAAAAATAACTTGCCTCTTTTTCGTTTTCGAACCCTATTTGAACAACTGTTTCAATTTTGTTCGTAGTAGTTGAAATATTTACACTCTTACATATAGCGTATCTTCCTTTTAGTTTGCTATTAATCCATTTGTCAACAGCATTAATTGTATTATACTTATATTCAATATTAACTTTTTCAAAATATTCTGGTATAACAGGAAGTTTTCGAGTACCAAGTAGGTTGTGTGGGTTAGGCCGCATTGTCATAATGTGCCGTTACACCAAACGGTGCTTCTAAGTTCTTTTGATGATTACTATGAATAACAAATACTGTGTCACAGTATTCTGGATCGCCCCATGAATCCCATGCATAACCGTCTGTAAACATTAAGAACTTCTTAGGTTGAATGTCATTTTCTTTCATATAAGTCCAATTGACCATAAAGTCAGTGCCGCCACCGCCCATAACTTGATATTCTGTTAAGTCTTCGCCACCGTCGGCACTAAAATCTGCTTCGTTATAGACTTTTGTATCAAAGCACCATAACTTAATTTTATAGTCTTTGTATTCGTCCATAATACCTTTAACTTCGCTTAGAAAGTCTGTAGCCTGATCATTACCTATTGACCCGCTCATATCAATACAAATACATAAATCGATAGTTTGATCAAAATTCATTCCTGGTAAAACTGCACCAGTATGCCAACCTTTACGTGAAGGACGTATAAATGTATAGTCACTTCGAATTGTTGACTGAATTTGCTGACGTAAAATTTCACGCCAGTTCATTTTAGGCTCAGTAAGCTCTTTAATCATACGAGCAATTTCGCCCGGAATATTACCTGCGCCTGAACTTTGTGCCGCAGAAATCATTCCCTCTTTTATTTCGTCACGTATTTTACGTAATTCTTCTTTAGAATATTTCGGAGGTCCGCCTTTACCTTTGCTTTTGCCTGGAGTATTACTGTCACCACTGTCACCGTCGCCATCGCTTTCCCAGTCAACATGTTCGTCTAACAGTTCACCTAGTTGTTTTAGTTCTTCCTCGTCGTACTTGCCAAAGATGTCATCGTATACTTCTTCTGACGTCCAACCTTCATATTTAAAGTCTTGAAAGCAATCAATAAAGGTAGGTTTATCACCAATACGATCTCTTACTAGTAGGTTGTTTACAATATAGTCAGCGGCAATATTGTAAATTTGTGGGTCTCTATCGTCTCGGCGTGCTAAGTGATCAAATACACAATGCAGAATTTCGTGTGCAATAACAAACTCGACTTCTTTGTTTGACATTGCATTAAAGAACTGCGTATTGTAATATAAGTTACGTCCGTCGACAGCGGCAGTAGGACACCAGTCGTCTGCTTCTTTAATAATTAAACGTGTTGCCATATTACCAAAGAAAGGATGGCGAAGTAGTAATCCTACACGAGCAATAATAATACGATCTAATACTTCAACTCGCATTTCTTCTAATGCTTTTGGAGTAATATCAGGGTCCGGAGCCCAATTCTTTTTACCTTCTAAGTTGTATAGTACATCTGAATTAAAAAAATCTAAAGGCATAACCTTCTCCTTATGCTGATTGCGCCGCAGTAATATACTTACCATACCGTTCATGGAATTCATCAAAGCATTCTACTTCGTCTGGATCAATTGGAAGACTGTATTGTGTAAGTGCAAGTTTGATACCCATAACAACTAACTCTGTGTCAAAGTTATCCATACTAAAACGCAGGAAGTTATTTACTTTGTCGTCAAACTTTTTATCGTTTTTATTACATGCTTCTCTAAGTTCGTAACATAGTGATACAGTCAACGAATACATAGCACTGATTTCTTTGTTTTGTAAGTCTTTTACTTTACCTGCTAAGATGTCAGTTGGGTTAGGCATTTTAGATGCAATTTTTCGGTGCGCCATAAACTTAACAGCAAGACCTTCGCCTACTGATCCGCTTACAAGATCTGTTGTAGTTTCTTCATCTTCACCGTCTTCTAACAGTTCTGATACAAATGACCACGAACGAGGTGTTGCAAACGAACGACTAGGTGACTTAGGATCAAAATCATATAAGTCTTTTTTAGCAAATGTCAAATAACCTACAACGTCTTTATGTTGATTATTTTCTGGTGCAACTGCCCATTCAAACCAATCATCAAAAGATACAGTAAGTTCTAAGTGTACAAAGCGGTTAGCCAACGGAGCAGGCATACGATATGTAACACCTTTGTCTGCTTCTCGGTTACCAGCCGCAATAATAATAACATTGTCAGGTAGTTTATATGTACCTACTCGGCGATTAAGAATTAACTGATATGCTGCCGCTTGTACAGCAGGCGCCGCTGAGTTCATTTCGTCTAAGAACAATACAATATTATCAAATTGCTCTGCCATTTCTTGTGTAGGCAATTCAATTGGTGGCGCCCATTTCATTGTATTATCGTTGGCAGCATAATAAGGCATACCCTTGATATCTGTCGGATCCCATAATGATAGTCGAATATCGATTAAATGCGAATTAGATAATGAGTTGGTTACTTGCCCTACAATGTCCGATTTACCAATACCTGGAGGTCCCCAAAGGAAGATTGGACGTTTTTTCTTCATAGCACGTAGAATACTACGTTTTGCTTTATTTGGAGTTACTGTACGTGTTGCAATATTTTCCATTACTTATGCCCTTTGCTGTGTTGCTATACTACTAATATAGTACATATTGAGTCAAAAGTCAACCGCTTTTGGTAAATTTTTCCATAGTTTTTGTCAATCCGTATCTATTAATATCGCCTGAGAAAAGTGTTAGTTCAACGGCTTTTCTTTCGTTTGTAACATAGATACTATACGGAGTAAGATAATACGGGCTATCAATAAACTGGTCTAAGAATATAATAGCATGAACAGTTAAGTTAGTGTCTTTAGGAAACGGAACTTCGTATACAGTAATTTCTAATTCGTTTAACATTTGAAAACCTTCATCGGTTAAACGTAATCCGCCAACATCTTTGTTTCGAGTGTTTTTCCACCACTTTGGAATGTGCTGTTTTACGGACACTTCATTAGTACTCTTACCTTGTTGATGCAAAAAAACCTTTGTATATTTTTGCTTAGGATTCATTATTAAACTTTTTCACCTTGCGTTAGTTTATAAACAGAGAAGTCTGTACAATTAAATAAACGATTTAATCGTTTTTGTAAATTTAGTGCATGTCCTGGATTAGAAAAACTTACTTTTTTATACTTAGGTCCTGGGTAGTTTGTGATTACGTTTAGTGTCTTTAAATTAAAAGGTTTTCCTTTATAAAAGACTGCCCAGATTGCATCAGCTTCGAGAACTTGCTCGCTTTTATAGGTAGTCTTTTCTATTTTTTCTAATAAAACAGTAGGCTTAGGTCTACTCATATGCGTTCCTTTGTAGTTATATACGCATATATTTAGCTAAAAAATTTAGAAATTTTCGCCTTGCATTATAATACTAATAACTTCTTCTGCATTTTTATCTTTAATAAGTAGTTCTTCTAGATCACCGTTTAGTCTAGTCATTACTTCAGCTAGTGTAAATGCAACTTTTTTAGCAGTCTGTATATCTAATCTAATTTCTTTTTGATTACTTGCGTCTGCAGATTTTACTTGTTGTATAAACTTTTCTAAAGGAATGGTATTTAGAGATTCTTTCATTATCTACCCTTTTTATTTGCAAGACTTAATTTGTGTTTCATTTCTAAATCAGTTAAGAACGGTCCTTGGTATTCGTACCGTTCGCAAGTTATTAGTTTAGGACAGAAACTTTTAACCCAGCCTTTATCGAACTGAATAATATAATACCCTGCACAATATAAACTAGTTGATTTATCACTTTTTGTAAACAGCGGCAACTTACGTTTAACATCAAATACACTGTTACATGGAGGAACATTTGTTGGAAATCCGTGAACTTCTTTTTCTGTTACTACATATTCTTTAATACTTCCATTAAAAATACTTTTTCCTAATTCTTTTGTAAGTGTAGATTTATCTTTAAAAAATTTATTTTTATTAGATGTACTAAACATATAACGATCTTCGTCATAGCTAATAGTTCCAACTTTATCAGAACCGTTTTCTACAATCCAAAATTTATTTTTTAATATTTCTTTTGCTTTAAGCCCCATTATTATACCTCGCTTGTAATGGTTCGGCAAACGATGCCGCTTGGTCTGCAATACGTTGCATATCCCACTTAGCACAAAACTTCATTAGTCTCATGCCTACTTGAGAAACATTCTTACTTTCAACTGATTGAATAGTATTATTTATAATTTCTCTAATGTCTTCAGGTTGTGCAGTCAAGTCACAAAGAGTAACATTACGTGTATAGTCATCTAGTACACGATGTTCTACACCTTCATGATCTACCCAACGCTGTAACATCATGTTATTCCAGCTATAACCTTTGTTTTGCTTATCTTCAAATGCTTCAATAAGACCAACTTTGTTCTTAGTGCCTTTCTTACGTACACCTGGATATGCACTAAACACATTGTCACTAGTGTCGCCACGCATACATTTCTCGAACAACATGTATTCAGGATCAGGTGCAGGCTTTGCCTCTTTAGTCTTCTTGTCAATAACAGGAGCACCTTTGTCGTCAAAGTAGCCTTCGTGTGTAATAGTAACGTTCTGTATGCCATTGTACTGTTTTACATTAGGTGCAATCAATTGTGCAAAGTCACCGTCAGTACTAATAATAACATGATTGTCGTTAGGGTGTGATTGTACCCAACCTGCAATAAGATCATCTGCTTCTAGTTGCGGATGACGCATAACAGTGCAGTTAGTTTTGTCTGTAATAAATGTTTTAAACTCGTCAAAGCACTCCCAAAATACTTTATCTTCTTCAGCCTGTGCAGGCGTTAGTGCATCGCGAGCAACTTTTCTGTTGCGCTTGTAAGGTTCATAGTAGTCCTTACGCCAGCTACGACCTTCTAAACAAAACACAACATGATCAGCATCGAAGTCACGCCACGCTTTCTTAACACCTGCAAGTGTGATATGAAACGCCATGCCTACTTTAGTGTCTATGTCGCCACGTACTACATGCCTTGCACGAAAGAATGTATTAGCAGTGTCTACTAGAATATGTGTTGCCATTAGTTTGCCTCTGTGTAATTTATAGTACTATTATAGCATCGGATCTGGCTGTTGTCAACCATTAAGATATTTCACTCTTACCTTTATCAATCGGTACTACGTTAATATATCCAGCGTCACGTTTAGAATCTTGTCCTTCTTCTTCAAGCATTTGTGAAATAACAGTTTTAAACCATTGGTCTACAATTTGCTCATTAGTTTCACCTGTATAGCCTGCATCAAGAAGTTGCTCAATAAATTCGTTATTCCAATCGAGCTCAAAGAACCCGTTTCGAATGTTGTCTGGATTTACTTGTGTATCTAATACAGCAACCCACGGTTCTTTCTTTTTAGTAGCAAGAGCTTTTTCAGCATCAAGAGCTTCACGACGAATATCTTCTTGCGTCTTTTCTTCTGTTACTGACTTTTCTTTTACTAATTTATTCCACCAACTCATTACATAATTCTCCTTATTTTCTCAAATTCATCTTCATCTCTAATACCTTTAGGAATACTATTTAAGTTTTCTTTAAGTGCCCCAGGCATTTCCGAATAAGCTGATATGGAGTCTAGGTGTGAATCGCCATCCTCGTTCCATACAGGCTTCTGCGACTTCTTTAACATTGAGGGTATATTCTTCACTGCGCCCGCCCATTGGCATAAGATATACCGGACATTCCACCCCGGCACTTCTGTAAGCGTCCACAGCTTTTGTAACTTCGTCAAAGTCGTCATTAGTAGCCACAACAAACTTAAGATACAATTCGCTATCAGTAACACACTGATACTCACTAGCAACATTAGGCTTAATAGCAGTTTCCCAAGGTTCTCCACTGACACTAAGTTTTGGGGAACAACTCCAAGTGACCGTAATTCTATCGCTATCATTGAGATAGTTGTAGAGATCGTCGTGTAAATGTTGTGTAGTGTTTGTTTCAAATGTAACATTTTTTAAGTCCTGCATACGTGGATGTTCAAATAGTTCAACGTAAAGTCGTTGCCACGCTAACAACGGCTCTCCGCCTGTCATAATCAAGTGGACATCTTGACCATTGTCCATTGTCCACTTACCTTCTGGTAGTAGACTTAATAAGTGTTCAACTACTTCATCTACAGTTGCTTGACGATTAAAGTGTTTAAACTCTGGATAGATACTTGCATATGTATCGCAACCTGTGTGTATAATAGGCAAGTCTGTAAACTCTTTAGTTGTTTCATGTACACCTGCGTCAAGTAATCCTTGTACTTCAGCATTATGAATAATGCCTGCTTTTTGTTTTACATCACGCATT